AGGCGATACTGATGTAAGCATTTGTTCTCAAGCTCTCCTTCTACTTGGAGCAAATCAAATCACTTCGTTTGCAGACGGCACAGCCCCAAGCTCAGTCTGCTCAGTGCTGTATCCTCGTGTAAAAGCACAATCCCTGGGAATGTATCCCTGGTCCTTTACACTTACAAAACAGCAATTAGGTCAACTTACAACGACACCTACGAATGTTTACCTATATGCTTACCAACTACCATCAGATATGTTTAATGGTGTTCCAAGGGCTGTATATGCTTCTTTATCAACTGGCACATTGCCCAAGATAACTGAGTATGAAATCCAGGGAGATCAGTTATTTACAAATGAAACAACAATAGTTTTAGATTATCAAAAGTTAGTATCTGAAGCAGATATGCCAGCCTACTTTACACAATTGCTTGTTTACCAAATGGCTTGGCATTTAGCCGAACCAGTTACAGATCAAACAACAAAGAGTGATTATTGGAAAACTGTAGCTTTAGGAACACCTTCTGAGAATATGAGGGGTGGATATTTTAGACAAGCAATCAACATAGATGGGGCTGGACAATCAAAAACAGTAATAGCTGATTATCTTTTAACGGATGTTAGATAATGGCAAGGGTAACTCAGTATCAATCAAATTTCACAGTAGGTGAGATTGATCCTCTCTTACTTGGAAGAATAGATATACAGCAATATGCTTCAGCTTTAGAAAAGGCACAGAATGTTGTTGTGCTTCCCCAGGGTGGTTTTGAAAGAAGACCTGGTTTAAGATTCATGTTAGATATATCATCTCACCTGGGTGGATCATTCACTACTTTAGATGGCATAAGATTAATACCTTTTGAATTTTCCACGACACAATCATATATGCTGGCTTTTGTAAAAAACACAACAAGCAATACCAGGATGTTTGTCTTTGCAAATGGTCAACAGATTACCAACATAAATAGTTCAGGTAATGATTTTCTTGTTTGTGCATTGGGTGATATTGATCTTGATCGTTTGTATTTCACTCAAAGTGCAGATACTTTAATTTTGGTCCATGAAGATATGTCTCCTAAATCAATAGTAAGAGGTGGTAGTAATTCTACCTGGACATTTTCTACACCAACTTTAACTTCACCAAAACATGCTTTTACACTATCTAGTAGCAATCCTTCTGCTACAATTACTCCTGATGCTGTCGATGGCACAGTGAATATTACAGCTTCATCAGGGATTTTTTCTTCAAGTAATGTTGATCAGTACATCAATGTTCTTAATGGTTTTGGAAGAGCCAGGATAGTAGAATTTACATCATCGACTGTTGTAAAGGTAGTAACTGAGTTTCCTTTCTTTGAAAAGGATGTAGCTATTGCTTCAGGTTCATGGGAATTAGAACAAGGTTATGAAGATGTCTTTTCCAGTACAAGAGGGTTTCCAAGAACATGCACATTCCATGAAGGAAGGTTATTTTTTGGTGGAAGTAAATCTTTACCGAATGCTTTGTTTGGATCAAAGATAGGAGACTTTTTTAATTTTAAAACACATGAAGCCCTGGATGACGATGCATTGTTTGTGACTATAGCCACTGACAGTGTGAATGCTATAACAGCTATGAGATCAGGAAGAGACCTACAGATATTTACAACTGATGCAGAGTTCTTTGTTCCCCAGGCTGATCTAGATCCTATTACACCATCTAACCTGGTTGTTAAAAATGCGACAAGAAGAGGATCAAAAGAAGGCATCAAACCAGTGTCGGCTGAGGGTGGTACATTATTTATTCAAAGAGAAGGAAAGGCACTTAGAGAATTTTTATTTAGTGATGTTGATCTAAACTACCAGGCTAACAATATTTCATTGCTATCATCACATTTATTAAAATCACCCAGGTCAATGGCATTAAGGGTTGCAACATCTACTGATGATGGCGATCTGCTTTTGATAACAAATGATACCGATGGCAGTATGGGTGTATTCTCAATTCTTAGATCACAGAATGTTGTTGCTCCCTCAGAATTTATAACAGATGGTAAGTTTTTAGATGTAGCCGTTGATATAACAGATATTTATGTTGTTACAGAAAGAACAATCAACAGTGCTACAAAAAGATATATTGAGATGTTTGACGATCAAAGAACAACTGATTGCAACATACAGTATTTTTCAGGGGCAACTAGCCCTGATCAGTCTTTACCAGGAAATACAACTTGTTCAAACCTATCTCACCTGGAAGCCAAAACAGTAAATGTTGTAAGAGATAACTTTGTTTTGACTGATAAGACTGTATCTAGTGGAGCTATTACCATAGACGAAGCACCTACGTCATTTGTTGAGGTTGGGCTTCCATACATTGTAGAAGTGAAGACATTACCAGCAGAACCTAAGTTGTCATCAGGAGTTGTTGTCTCTAGAAAAAGAAGAATATTAGAAGCAACACCAGTTCTTGATAGAACACAAGATGTTGCAATTAATGGATTTCAATGTGTACTAGAATCTTTTCCTTACACATTAGGTTCAGTTCCATTAACATTCACTGGCAGAAAAAGAATAGCTCCTTTACTAGGATATAGTGATACAGCACAAATAACATTTACACAAACTCAACCTCTATTCGCTACTGTATTAGGAGTAGAATACAAACTTAGTACTGGACAATGATATGGCATTTTTAGCACCCATGATAGCATCAGCATCAACAGCGACCTTGATATCAACTGGAATATCAGCAGTGACTGCTGTCATGGCTATAAAGCAAGGGCAAGATGCTAAAAAGGCATATTACTCTCAGGCTCGATATAAAGAGCTAGAAGGTCGTATAGAAGCAGTAAAGGCTAAAGAGCAAGGGATCAAAGCTTTGGAGAATACAAGAAGAGCTTTGGCTTCTGTAAATGCATCTGCCAGGGCTGGTGGTCTAGAGCCAAATATTGGTACACCAGTAGATATAGGAACATTTAATGTAGTCAAACCTGGTACAGCAGATTTTTTTAGAGCAAGAGATAATGCAAGTTTGGCTCTTAGTTCTGCAAATGCTCAGGCTGAAGATTTACGTTTTGCTGGTAAACAAGCACTTAAGCAAGGATACTTAACTGCATTAGGAACTGTAGGCACTTCTTTTGCAAATATGGCTAGTATAGGTGGACCAACACCAGTACAGCCTAATATTGGATTTACACCACAAACAACTGGGATTGGTTAATGGCTAGAACTAGATATCCATCACTTACATCAAGACTAGGACTATCAAGTATCCAAGGACCTTCAGGTGTTGGTGCAAGAATGGCATCCAGGACAACTGATATTCTTACTAGTGAACTAAACAAAATGAGTAACTTCTTTCTGAAAAGAGCAGAAGCACAAGCTGAGATAGAAGGTGCTGAGTTTGGTGCAAAAAATGCTATTACAGAAAAACAACTTAGAGATGGATTATTATCAGGAGAAGAGTTAGAAAACCAGCTTGGAGATACTAATACAGTTTTTGGTAGAGCAAGCCGTAAGGCACAACTATCAGTTTTAGAAACTGAGCTTGAATTATCTGCAAGAAAACAAATCAGCGAAGTTATGAGTAATGCTGTAATCAATGATGTTGATGCAGATACATTGGCAGACGATCTAGATGCAGTCACCCTGGAATACTCAAAACTTGCCTTTGATGCATCGCCTATTGTGTCACAAAGATTAACAGCTAGTCTTAATACAGTTTCATCATCTAAGTACCATGATTATGTTTTAAAGAAAGCAAATCAAACTATTAAGATAACAAGAGCTAAAAATTTAGCCATCATAAATGATAACTTAAGTAATGTTTCTGAGATTATCAATCAAGCAGTAAACGAATCAGAAAACGAAAAAGAAATAGATGAAGTTCTTACAAAAAGAATACCTATACTAAAACAACAATTTTTTTCTAAAGTAACTAAGTTTGCCAAAACATCTAAGCCAATAGAAGATTTTCTTAATAAATTTGACGAAGAAGTAAAAGAAGCTAGAAACAGTTATGTTCTCAAAAGCACTTTACAAAGTGGAAAACAAAGTGCTGTAGCCAGGGCTATTGCTACAAATAATTATTCTAAGATAGATTTTAGATTAAAAAAAGTTATTGCTACAATGAGTGATGATGAAAAGCTTGAGATGTTTAAAAAGCTAAATACACAAGCAAAAGAAGTACAAGATGCAGAAGACCAGGATGATCAGATAGCCGAACAAAATTCACAAAACAAAATAATAGATTTGAAATTAGAAATAACGGAAGCCCTTGGTAAAAACGGAAGAGATTTAGACAAAGCTAAAACATTATTAGGGCAACTTAAAGTATTAGATAGGGATGGTGATGATTATCTTTCGTTATCAAAAACTTACATAAAAACACTAGATGAATCTGATCCTGATATTTTGAGATCTTTGCAAGATTTGTCTGATCGAGGTGTTTTAACAGCAGAAGCATTAGCAATCAATGCAGATAAACTTAGTTCAGGAGATCTAGATAAACTTAGAAATGAACTTAAAACAATACAATCCAAAAAATTGGATTTAGCTTTGATTGATTTGACAGCATATTTTAATACAGAAATAGAGGGTTTTGATCCTAAAATTATAGACAACCTATCTAAAAGAAATCAGTTTCTAAAACCTTTAGCACAATACAAACAGATAAAAAAGAAACTAAGTAGAGCATTAGAAGATGCCCAGGCACAAGGCATAGGTATTGATTTACAAAAACTAGCAAAGGATGAGTTTGATAATTTTAAAAAAAATATTTTAGACAAGGCAAAAGAACAGAACATCAAAAGAGCAAATAGAGTTTATGATAAAATTAAAGAAATTGCTGGTGCAAAATTCCCACAACTAAAAGATTTTCAAAATACTGATCATGTAAGAGTTCTACAGTTCATTGCAGAAAATAAAGGTAAGTTATTTGGTGATAAAAAGGCATTTCCACAAAGACAATACAAAACATTTACTGACAATCTTAAAAAAGCGATGCAACAATGACCGATGTATATGAAGCCATAAAAGAATACAATGATCTAAGAGATACTGGCAAAAATGTTGAGTATCATTTTGGTAAAGAAACTACTATTGGTTTAGAAGGTGGTGATCAAACCAGGTACGAAACATTCGGTGATGCTATTCAAGGTATTGTAACAACTGTTGGTAGCATGGTGGCTGGTGCAACAAGTGCTACATTAGGATTGCCTAGTGATATTGGTGGTTTGTTTGTAGGTATCAAAGATGCAGTATCTGCTGAGGATGGTCAAAGAATAGATGCATTTGTAAAAGGTTTTGATGAGTTTTCAAAAGCCAACCTGGGATCGCAATATTACAAAACTATTTTTGATAATTTTGTTGATGGTCTAGACATAGACCCTACTTTAAAAGAGGATGCTAAATCAGGTTTCACTACTGGTGAGTTTGGTGGTGTCGGTGGCACTGTTACTGCTGGTGCTAAGGTTGGTGTTAAGGGTGTAAAAAAAGGATTACAAAACCTTGGAGAAAAAGCACAAAGAGAACTTGATTTAGAAGGCACTGGAACAACTGTATCTGCTATGGGTGCTGGAGAACTTGATACAGCAGTCAAAAAGGGTTTAGCAAAGTTTGCACCAAATAATATTCTTGAAGATACTAAGCTTGTTCTTAATAAAAGAGCAGAAGAAATGAAGCTTGCTACAGACAAAAGAACTCAGCCTAGTGGAGAAAATAAATTATTTGATACATCAGATGAAGCATATACAAAACAAGAAGTTGCACAAAAAGAAACACCAGTGCCTAGAATACAAGAAGGTCAGGTCTTCCCACTTAACGAAAGATCTAAGCCACTTGTTGAAAAAACAGATGCTATAGCTGAAGCTTTGGCAAAAAAGATTATACCTTTCAAAGGTAGAAACATTCAATATTTTTACAATACAGCACCTCTAATAAAAAAAGCAGTTGAGCTTGGAATACCAAGAGAGGAAGCAATACAACAACTTAAAAAGTTTGCCCTTAACTATGCTTCTACAAGCCCAAGAACAGTGACAGATCAAAACCTTAGAAATGCATCTCTTGTAGCTACTAAAGAAAAACTCAATGTAGATCTTAATAAAATACTTGGACCAGGTGGAAGTGGTGTCAATGAAAAGGGTTATCCAATGATGATTAATCCTGGTGGCATACATAAAATGTTAATTGATGCATCAAGAGCAGATGGTATAAGCTTTGACACAAATCCTAAGCCAGCTACTTTTGCAGAAAATGTTACTGGCAACTTAGAGGGTGTAACTGTAGATACTCATGCTATCAGGGCTGTCATAGATGTTATGAATCAATTAGAACCTGGATCAGTGCCAATAGAATGGATAGGTGGTAAAACACCACAAAAGACAAAACAGTTTCAGGACATGTACAAAAAAGATCCATCATCACTGGATGTATCAACAATGGTAAGAGATCAGTTAGAATCAACAACCCTGAACAAAGTAAGTAAACAAACAGAATATGCAGTGTTTTCTGATATCTACAAAAAGGTAGCAGAAATAGCTGGAGTAAAACCAGCAGAAGCACAATCATTGTCCTGGTTTGCAAATGGAGATAGAACTGGGTTAGCTTCAGAAGCAAAGACTATTGTTGAACTTATAGATGATAGAATAGATGTAACATCACAACTTACTGGTATTAATAAAGAAGAAGTATTTAAAAAGTTTATGCAAGGATCTATACCTCTTGCCAGTGCTGGTGGGCTTACACTTCTTGACACTGGTGCAATGATGGATGAAGGAGTTGCTGATGAGTCTTAAAGGATTTACAAAGTTTCTGAAAGAGTTTGGCACTGAAGCTGAAAAAAGATCTTATGGTGAGCCTGAAGCAAAGCTTGCTACTGAAGGTAGTCGTGGAGATATTATTGTTAGAGGTCTTGATGATACAGAAATAAAAGCTCTTAACCAGGCATTGAAGGAAGATGGATACAAAGGTCCTGGTCTAAATATGGGTCGTATAGGTGAGTTGTTTGATGAAAAGGGTCAACTAAAACTAAATTTATTTGAAGGCAATATAGAACAATCCTTAGATGTTTTGCTGAACAATATAAAAAATCAAAACAAAGAATTATTTGCATTTATGAGAAGAAATACACAAAGCATGGATGATATGCTGGCTATGGCAGAAACAACTGGTTTTGAAAACATTCTTAGTGCAATGCTAAAAAGAAAACCAGGAGAAGTACCACCACCTGAAGATATCTTGGGTGGACTAGTTGTTCTAATAAAAATGGGTAAAGAGTTGCAGTTTGGTGCAAACAAGTTTTTAAGATTAGATAACCAGCCTGAAGCAAAAAAAGAATTATTTAAAAAACATAAAATGCTTGCTGGTGTACAATCTTTATTAGCTACAAATCTATCAGGTGCAATTTCAGAATATGGTCGTGGATTAGCTGTAGTTAGAAACATAGCTAAGTTAGATCTAAACCTACCAAAGTTTGCAGAAGATATGGCTAAGTTAATAGATACAGCTAGTGAAGCAAACATAGATTTATATGGACATCAATATATGTCACTTAACAATGCGACAGCCAGGGCTACATATCTTGAACGAACAAAAGGTCAGGTGCTTGGTGATACATTGATGGAAGCTTATGTTAACTCTCTACTGTCTTCACCAGTCACACATATGGTCAATATAGCTGGTAACTTTGGATTTCAGTTACAGACAATGATAGAAAGAGGACTAGCTGGTGGTATAGGAACTCTTAGAAGAGCTTTGAGACTAGGACCTGAAGATCAAGCATATCTTGGTGATGCTATGGCTGAAGCACATGGTTTTGCTATGGCTCAGGCAGATGCACTGAAAATTATGGGTCGTACATTTGTCCAGGGTAAATCGTCTGATGAACTATCTAAAATAGATTTGAGAGTACAACAAGCTTATGGTGATGATGATAACCTGGCATCTATAATAGAACGAGCTTCCCAGGGTGATTTTACACAACTTGCAGTCAATGGTATGTCGGTAATGACAAGATTACCTGGTAGATTTTTAGCGACTGAAGATGCCTATTTTAAAGTTGTAACAAGAAGAAGGGTGTTGTATCGAGAAGCTTTCAGACGAGGTAAGCAAGAATATGATTTAGTTATAAAATCAGGTGGAACAAAAGAACAAGCTCGCAAAGCATCGGAACAAACATATCAAGATATTATGACTAATACACCAGCAGATATAAGAGAGATGATGACTGAGGAAGCTTTGAAGCAAACATTTCAAACACCAGTCAAAGGCAGTCTTGCTACATTAGGAAAAACAATTCAACATCCAATACTAAAAGTTGTAGTTCCTTTTTTTAATACACCAACAAATATTATTAATGAAGTTTTTGATAGAACTATAAGATACGATAAATTATATAGCACACTAAAAAAAGGTGAAGGTGAAGAGTTTGACAAAGCTCTAAGTAAACTGGCTATAGGGAACACTGTTGCTTTTACAATGTTTAGTTTGGCATCAGGATTTTTTGGTGATGATGTTGTTGTCACTGGTCAAGGTCCAACAGATAGAAGAGCCAGGAAGCTTATGAAGTTTCCACAATACTCAGCTAGTTTTAAACAACCTGATGGTACATACCGATCATACACATTTAGTAGATTTGATCCTATGTCAGGGTTGTTGGCTATGGGTGCTGACCTTGCACATTATTTAAAACATGAAGATGATGCCAATGCTATAGAATCTATGGTCAAAGCTTACACACTTTCAGTTGCAGAATATGCACATAACCTACCATTTCTTCAGGGTGTATCAGAACTTGTTAGTGCTTTTGGTGGTTGGAATAATACAACTGAGGATGGTTTTCAAAGATTTATAAATTTTGGTGTATCAAAAGCAACCGATGTTGGTGGTGCTGTAACTGGCACATTAGATCGTAATTTGTTTGGGTTGCCGTCATATATAGCTAGTCAAGCTGGAGTTGAGTATGTAGGAAATGACAGTTTTATTGCTACTATGGAAAGAGTTAATAATCCAAATGCTTCTAATACTATGGTGACTGAAGAACAGTTAGAAGGTAATGCCAAAATGTCATCAGCAACAAAAGCTTTTTATGAGAGATTAAATTATTTTAAAAGCAGAAATGGATTTTTCAGTGATCAGTTACCACCAAAACTTAATTTTTGGGGAGAAAGATTATACCAGGGTGAAGGTAGATTTGATGAGTTTGTAAACCCAGTAAGAGTAATGACAAATAGATTTACAGCAGTCGATAAAGAAATACTTAGATTAAGTGAAAGAACTGGTCAAGTTTTCGCATCTCATCCAAAAAAAATAAGTTATAAAAATTCTGATAGATTTCCGTTATCAGGAAATGAGTATAATGAACTAGTTATGATTACAAACGAGATAGATGAAAATGGATTGCTTCCTGGTGACAATGGCTATGATGCAAATACATCTTTATTGGCATCTATTGATGAAGAAATAAATAGTGATTTATACAATAACTTAGAATTTGATGATGACAAATATGATGCAATAAACACAATTGTTACGAATAGAAGAAAGTTGGCAAAGGAAAAAGTAATAGAACAAAATCCAAGATTGAATATTCTGTTGGGTACTGAATGATAATAATATTAGAAAATATTTATTTTTTAGTGTATAAACAAAGAAAGGTATCGTAAATGGCTACTTATGATGTAACAGATCAAACCACAGCAAGGAGAGTGCAGTTTACTGGAAACGGCACTGCTGGACCTTTTGCCTTTGCTTTTCAGGTCAATGCAACAAGTGAAGTAAAGGTTTATGTAGACACAACAGAAAAAACAGAAACAACTCATTATACAGTAGCTCTTAATTCAAGCACTGGTGCTGGTACGATATCATTTACAACTGGCAATCATCCTACAAGCAGTCAGACAATAACTATATTAAGTGATATACCTTTATCCAGGACATCAGTTTATACATCAGGTGGTCAGTTTACAGCTTCATCTTTGGAAGATGATTTTGATACCAACATGTTTGTACACCAACAAACTAACGAAGAAATAAATAGATCATTAAGACAAGCAGAACATGACGTTATATCAGGTGCAGATATGACATTGCCAGTCAAGGATACCAGGAAAGGAACAGTTCTAGGCTTCAATGCAACTACTGGTAATCCTGAAGCTGGTCCAAATATAACTGCTGTTCAAAGTTTAGCTGATGTAACAACAGCCATAAATTTATTAGGTACATCAGATGTAGTTACAGATATGGGTTTACTAGCTACATCAGCAGTCATAGAGGATATGGGTCTACTTGCGACATCAAGCAATATATCTGCTATGGCTTTACTTGGAACAAGTGATGTTGTGGCAGACATGGCATTGCTTGGAACTTCTGATGTTATTGCAGACATGGCATTACTTGCAACCACAGATGTTATTGCTGATATGAATACACTAGCTACCAGTGATATCATTTCAGATCTAAATACTTTGGCAACAAGTGACATTGTCACTGATATGAATTTACTTGCTACTTCTGCTAATGTTACAGCAATGGGATTACTTGGTACTTCAGCCAATGTTACTGCTATGGGCTTGCTAGGTACAAGTGCTGTCGTAGAAGATATGGGCTTGTTAGCAACATCTGCTGTTATTGAAGACATGGGTTTGTTAGCAACAACTGCTGTCATAGAAGATATGGGAATACTTGGTACAAGCTCGAATGTTACAGCAATGGCAAATGTTAGTGGATCAATAACTAACGTAAACACAGTTGCTACTAACTTATCAGGTGTAAATAGTTTTGCTGAAAGATATAGAGTAGCGAGTTCAGCACCAAGTACATCATTAGATGTAGGAGATCTATACTTTGATACTACGGCAAACGAACTTAAAGTTTATAAATCAAGTGGTTGGGCATCGGCTGGATCTACTGTTAATGGAACTTCAGAAAGATTTACATACAATATTACTGGAACACCTACAACATTGACTGGTGCATCAGGCACTGGATTTTCAGAAGCAAATGGTAATACTTTAGCATACGATGCTGGTTTCCTGGATGTATATCTAAATGGTGTAAAGATGGTAAATGGCACAGATGTAACTGTTACTTCAGGAACTTCTGTTGTTTTTGCTAGTGCATTATCTAATGGTGATGTAGTTGATATTGTTACGTTTGGCACATTTAATATTGCAAATATTGTGTCTACTGGTGCATTGAACTCAGGATCAATCACAAGTGGATTTGGTAATATAGATACTGGATCTAGCACCATAACAACTACTGGTGCTATTACTGGTGGATCATTAGTAGCAGATGATATAACAATAGATGGTTCTACAATATCTGATAGTGGTGATTTAACATTAGACGTAGGTGGAGACCTTACACTTGATGTTGGTGGTGGAGATATAATTATTAAAGATGATGGCACTGAATTTGCAAATATAGCTAATTCAAGTTCAGATTTACAACTTGTTTCTACAGTAAGTGATAAAGATATTATATTGAGAGGTAATGATGGTGGTTCATTTATAAATGCTCTTACACTAGATATGTCAAATTCAGGTGATGCTTTTTTTAATAGTGATGTATATTTAGCACGATACTTAGTGCATAAAGATGATACTGATACATTTATAGAATTTGGCACAGACTCTACAACTTTTACTCAAGGTAATGTTGAAAGATTTGAACTGAATAAATCTGCTGGTGTTGTAAGAATAAAGCCAGGGGGTAGTAATGTAATATATTTTGATGGTAATGGACAATCTATTAATAACGAACTTAGAAGAGCTAGATTAGATATGTCATCAAATACTTCGGCTTATTCACATATACTTTGTCAAAATACTGGAACTGGCAATGGTATATTTATCTCATTTTTAAATCAACATGGAACAACCATAGGTTCTATAAGTCAAAGCAGTACATCAACTTTATTTAACACATCATCAGATTATAGAATTAAAGAAAATGTAAATTATAATTTTGATGCAACAACAGAATTAAAAAAACTCAAACCTTGTAAATTTAATTTTATAGGTGAGAGTGAAACTATAGAAGGTTTCTTAGCACATGAGGTAAGCGATGTTGTGCCTAGAGCAGTGAGTGGCACTAAAGATGAAACAAGAGATATTGGAACAATTAAAGATGCAGATGGTAATGTTTTACAAGAAAATGCTATTGAAGCAAGAAAAGAAGATGGACAGACTTGGGAAAAAACTGGAACAGAAGATGTTATACAAGGACTAGACCAAGCAAAACTTGTACCTTTACTTGTAAAAACCATACAAGAATTAGAAGCTAGAATCACAGCATTGGAGAGTGCATAATGACAAGAGCAAGAGATATAGCAAACGTAATAAGTAGTGCAGATTTAGCTGGTGATATTGATGTAGATGGCACTGCTAACCTAGATATTGTGGACATAGATGGTGCAGTAGACATGGCATCTACTTTACAAGTTGATGGTTCGATTACATCAAGTGCTGGTATGACAATAACAACTGCTGATAACACTGCACAATTAACTATAACATCTACTGATGCAGATAGTGCATCAGGACCTAGAATGGAACTAATAAGAAATAGTGGTACTCCAGCTAATGGAGATAATATTGGTTTAATTGTATTTAAAGCTTCAGATGCATCAGGAAATACACCTGAAGAGGTAATACAATTTTTAGGGGTATTAGAAGATTCTGCAAATGGAGCAGAAGATGCTTCACTTGATATAAGAACCATAGTTGCTGGCAATACAAGAAGTAGAATTGACTTGGAAGCATCTGAAACTGTATTTAATCAAGAAAATATAGACTTAGACTTTCGTGTTGAAGCTGTTGGGTTTAATAATGGTATCCTTCTTCAAGGTAGTGATGGTAATCTTTTTTTTGGAAAAAGTAGCACAAGTGCTTCCGTACAAGGAGTACAATTTAGGCATGGCATATCTAATGGTAATGCTATTACTCAAAATAGCACAACAGTATTAAGAATAAACAGACAATCTAATGATGGTGATTTAATTCATTTTTTACAGGCTAATGACGTAGAAGGCACTATATCAGTAAGTGGTAGTACAGTTTCATACAATGCATTTAGTGGCTCACACTGGAGTAGATTATCTGATAATTCAAAACCAACAATTCTAGTAGGAACAGTAATTGAAACTATTGATGAAATGTGCGACTGGTATCAAGCAGAATTTACTATAAAAGCAACAAAAGACACACCAGAAGTAAAAGAAAAAATATCTATAGGATTACCAAAAGGTAAGTCTGTAGGTGATAAGATTTCAATAACACACGAAGGCATTACATATAAAGATGCTACAATATTAAAAGAAAATGATGATAAACACCCCAAATGTAAAATATCAGATACAGCAGATAGCAAAAGAGTATATGGAGTACATTCAGCTTGGGATAATGATGATGATGCAGTTAATGATATGTACGTTACAGCAGTTGGAACTCATGTTGTTAGGATTAACAAAGATATAACAGTCCAATCAGGAGATTTACTTTCATCTAATGGTGATGGTACAGCTAAAGTACAAGATGATGATATCATTAGAAGTAAGACTATTGGCAAAGTATTAACAAACATAAAACAAGAAACTTATGACGATGGCAGTTATACAGTTCCATGTGCGTTGTATTGTGGATAGGAGTAACAAATGGCAGAACAAGCACAAGTCGTAACGATTGATGGCAAAGAATACAAACAAGAAGATTTAACTCAGGAGCAGATAAGGCTATTCAATAAAACGAGCAAGTGGCAAGGAGAAGCACACAGATTAAAAGATGCTTTTGAAGATGCTAACAAGTTACATCAATCATATTTATTTGATTTAAAAACATCTCTTAATAATTCAAAGGAAAAGTAATGGCACATTTATACGATTTAAATCCACACTTGAGACCAAAACCAAAACCAAAGGCTGTAGAGGAAAAACCAAAGCCAGTAAAAAAAGGTAGACCGAAGAAAGAGGACAAAGAGTAATGTCTAAACCCACAATGACAAGCTTACAAAGTGAAATAAATAGTCTCAAAACAATCATGCAAGATTTGAGTTCCAGGACAAGACGTTTGGAAAATGGTCTGTATGCTGGGATGGGATCTATTATCTTGCTTCTCATAGGCTTGTTAGTGAGGTAGAGATATGCTCGAAGCATTAGCATTGGCGAATGGTGCTTATGCGATAATAAAAAAAACAATAGAAAATGGCAGAGAATTATCCAGTGCTGGTTCTGCGATAGCAAAGTTCGTCAGTGCAGAAGATCAGTTACAGCAAGACCTTCACAAAAGAAAAAATAGTCTTTGGACCAACTTCCTTGGTAAGCAAGATAATGACCTGGAAGAGTTTATGGCTTTGGAAGAAATCAGACGTAAAAAAGAAATCTTGAGGGAGTTTATGCAAATACATGGAAGAGCAAATCTGTACTCCGACTATGTGGCTTTTTGCTCTGAAGCTCGAAGAAAAAGAAAAGAAGCTGAAGCAAAAAGAATAAAACAAAGACAAGAATTTAAAGATCTAGTTTTAAAAATAATTTTGTTTATAATGATTACAGCTTTGTGTGCTGGTGTAGTTACAGTCCTGGCAATCATAGCTAAAAAGAAAGGTATCATATGACGGCTTTTATGTTGGCTTGCTATCTATCAGGAAACCTAAGTGCAACTTTGCATTTTAGAAATGTGAATGATTGCTTGTATTATTCAAGATATCTTGGTGATCAAACTTACGACAGTGCCAATGGTAAAGAAGTTATTTATGAATGTATGTGTAAGGTAGTTCCAAACGTAGATACAAAGAAAGTGAGGGTGTATTAATGGACCATAAAAAGAAACTGACTAAACGTCAGGAAGATACAATGAAAAAACACTCGAAGCATCATACACCAAAGCATAACAGATTGATGAGATCAAAGATGATGCAAGGAATGTCATTCGGTGAAGCTCATAAACTAGCACAAAAAAAAGTTGGAAAGTAATGGCACAAAAAAAGTTCCAAGATAAAACTAAATTTTCTGCCTGGGATTTAGATAACGATGGTGAGATTACAGATGAGGAAATAGCTCATGCCAAAGAGATACAAGAAACAGAAACAAAGCTCAGAAAAAATTTAGCACAGCTTCGTATGGCTAGATATACATTGATCGGTATGGGTGTATTTACAGTGGCTTGTTTCTTTATACCTCTAGATCGCCTGGAAGCAATGTCAGATATATCAAATCTTTTCTATATTTCAGGTGCTGGTATAGTTGGAACTTACATGGGTACAACAGCATACATGGCAAAGAATGGAGTGAAGTAATGTTACAAGCATTAATAGGTCCAGTCACTGGGCTACTAGATAAGTTTATACCTGATGCAGATCAGAAGGCGAAACTAGCACATGACATAGCAACCATGTCTGAGAAACATGCTCAAGAAATAGCCCTGGCACAAATCAAAGTTAATGAAGCAGAAGCAAAGGGTAACTGGTTTCAATCATCTTGGAGACCAGCGACAGCTTGGGTATGTGTGCTAGGTTTCCTGGTCAATTTTTTAGTCAGTCCTATTTGTGCTGGGTTTGGTATCATCATTCCCCAGGCTGACACAGCTACAATGCTCCCAGTTCTGATGGGTATGCTAGGTCTTGGAACTATGAGAACTGTAGAACGTCTAAAAGGAAAGGATAAAAATTGAAAAAACCATATCCCAAAAAAAATTTTAAGAGAAAATTTGCTAAAGTTCCTAAAACTAAAAAGGGTGTACCAGTGAAGTATGTAGCTGGTGCAAAGAACCCTTCAGCTAGAGAAGCCGAGATCAAGAGGACTGCCAAGTTATATAAGGAAGGTAAACTTACACCAGCCATGATGGATAGAATCAGCAAGCAAAGGAGCAAAGGATGAGCAAGTATAAAAGTATTCCTGGTGCATCCAGGTACAGTAAATCTACACTAGATAAAGTTTATTCCAGGGGAATGGGTGCATACTATTCTTCAGGTAGTAGACCAAAGGTATCAGCCCATCAGTGGGCTATGGGAAGAGTTCGATCTTTTGTCACTGGCAAGGGTGGAGCAAGGAAGGCAGATAAAGATTTAACTTAAAAGAAAGGATAAGATTATGCCAGG